CCGCCATTGTGGACCGTTGGGAAAGCTTTGGTGAACTGCATCATTTGAGAAAGATTAAACTGGACTAACTCACGGCCGCGCGTACACTCTTCGGTGTGGCCGTAGTACTCGTGTAGGCCACATTCCTGACAATGGTCTGGAGCGACTACCGCCGCGCTCGGCCGACGAGTCGGCACGAACTCTTGAAGCGCGTGCGGCTGTGGATGTCTTGCCGTATCCCGATGCACATTCGCGTACATCGTCACCAGCGCGCCGTTGCGCTCTTGCTGTTGCAGGAATCTCTGAAGTAGCGCGTCGAAGTGCCGCGGCGTCATGCCATATAAAGCGCTATCGCTTAGCCCCAGATCATAGACGCCACACGCCCACATGGTTAGCCAGCGGTCCTCGAAGTCGCCTACTGGACTACTGACTTGGCCGCCTCTGTCTGGGGCGTTGCTTTTTTTAGCGCCTCTACCACAGCGGCCGAGTACTTCGGCAACTCGATCAGGGTGATCGCGTCGGCGATCTGTTGAACCGTCATACTACAGGAATGAGCGACGCCGGCTGCGATAAGCTGACAGGTTTGCTCAAGCATATCCGCGCCCTTCGCGCCCTTGAAGATCTGGTCGAGTTCGAGCCCGTAATCTTTCTTCAGCCGGATGATCGCTCCGACCGTGTACTTCAGCTCGATGTCTTGGTCTCCAAGGTGGACCGTTGGATAGGTAATCGGATCTGGCTGCATGATTGGCTAGATTCTATCACGAACCTACTTCCAGATAAGCTTCATCAGCACCGTCGAGAGCACGCCGAACGCGGCCGCGAAGCCGTAAGCCCACGCCACCTTCATTTCTAGCCGGTCGACTTTGTCGCGAAACTCTTGGGCAAGCGTTAGCTGGTCGCTGCGTTGCTGTCTCAGATCCTCTTCGAGTCGAGTACGTACCCCTTCAGCCAGTTGGCGATTTTCTAAGCGCTGGGATTTCAGATCGCTATCGAGTCGGTCGACAGATTCCTGGCGCGCGTGAACCTTGATCTGTTCGGCAAATTCGGTTTTGATCTCGACAACCCGTAAATGCATCTGATCCATCGCCCGGGACATGTTCCCGAAGTTCGCTAACAGCGTGATCAGGTTTTCGCGATCTTTACTGGTGAACCCAACCTCACCAAATTCTTCGACAGGCATAATACGTAAGGGGTACTCAACCCCATTTTTAGACGTTTCTGCAAGACTTTCAAGCTCGCACGTATGCATACTGGACCGCCTTTCAGTCGGGCTTTCCAGTTGTAGGACTCTTCGAGCCCTATAGTTATTTCAACAGTTATTCGGTTGCGCCGGGAATCGCCGGGATACCCGTGCCCGTGATCGTCAACTGAGCCTTGACGACGTTGTCAACCGGCTCAGACATCGAGAACTTGGAGATAAATCCGTGAAGTCCCCACACGGTACGCGTCGGCGTAGTCGGGAACGAAAGTTGCCAATCAGTCGTATTGCGGGTTACGAACTGAGCCATCAGCGCTTGGTGGCCGGCGTCGTTCGGGATGAAGTAGCAGTCGAAAGTCAAGTCGCCCTGGTCGAGCAGGATTCCGATCTTCTGACGCCACGGTACGGCGGTCGAGTGGCTCGTTACGTCGACGACGTTGAGCGAGAGACCGGGTCCGGTAATCGACGACACGTTAGCGACCGTCGTAAAGACTTCCGGCGACGCGCCGTTGCCGAGCTGTAGAAACGTGTTGATAGCCGGCTGAGCGGCCGGCGTAACGCCGAAGAGCAACGCGCTGAGCTTGAACGCGAGTAGACCAGCGAGCGAGATCAGAGCGGCTATCGAATAGCCGGCGTGATGCTGAGCGAAAAACAGAATGGTTGCAAAAGTCAGGTGCATAAGGTCCTCTCTCTACTGGTCGCGATAACAAATTCTGACGTCGATAGCTGCCATGAACAACGGCGGATCGGTTTGCGGCTCGATCGACATACGCCGGCCGACAATATAGTTTGGTGACTGCGTAATGACTTGCGGGCTTGTCGGCAACGCCCAAGCGTTGAAGGTTTGAAGTGCGGCGAGTACAGCGGCCGCGAAAGCTTCCATGATCGCTCCGGAGTTCGCTCCGGTAGCCCAGCCGGTGATTGAGAACCGAGCCCATCCGACGCTCGCTTGCTGGCCGGTAGCCGGCGAGTGTGAGTAGATCGGCACGGTTGAAACGCGCTGGTAAACCGCGGCCGGGTAGACCGGGTTCTGAGGAAGCTGTAGCAAATAGAGCCGCGTCCCGATAATGGCGTTAACGGCAGGATCGCTGACGAGTGCGTTTTGAACTTGTTGCTCAAGTGTCATCGCCTCCCCGATACGCCGGCCATAGCGGAGTCGAGCTGTTCGTACACGCCGTCTTTGATCACTTGGCGCGCTTCGTCCTGCTTCATGTCGAACGCCGGCCGCATGTAAGGCTGAGCCGCTTGATGGTAGTGGCGGCCGAGTGAGTCGACGCCGACGAACCCGAACTCGATACGAGCGGCGTACGGCGTGTCCGGATCGATCGCGAGCTGTTGCTCTTCGGGGTTGTCGATAACGCTTTCGGTATGGATAGAATCGCGCAGAGCGCCGGTATCGACCGGAACAATTTCCTTAGCTTCGGCTTCGAACAGGCCGGCCGCTTCCGAGACGCCGAGCTTGAGCCCGAGCCGCGCGCCGTCGCGCAAGTAACGGACCTTGAGCGAGAGCGCATCGAGACCTTGCAACTGAACCGTGAGCCTCATTGCGTGTAGATCCTCAACGCAAGGCGCGTCATGGTGTGCTGCGAGTCATGTTCGACAGCGTACATCTCGTATGGGATACCGTCGACGATAGCTCGGTGTTGCTGAAGGATCGACGGATAGTAGCCGTTCAGCAAGTTGTGGCGATAGTTGGAAGTGTCGATCTCTTCCGGACGCCTCATCATCGCCGCTTTGTCTGGCGTCGCCGGCCGAAAGACGGCTAGCATCGACTGAATGTTGATCAACCCGGGTATATCCGTCCAATCGGCTAAATCGACTTGCCCAAGAGTGTCGACGGCGTTCGTACGCTGCTGAATCGTCGTGAGCGAGGATAGGGCGTCGCTCTCGATCGCCAGCGCGATCGGCTCGGGGAACTCGTAGCTGAGACTCTGGTTCATCGTTAGACGCCGCTCTGGCGCTGTACCTGCTTCCAGAAGCGATCAGAGAAACTGAAGTAGTCGTTACACTGCTCGATAATCATGAACGCGCCCGAGTTGTCATCCGTCTCGCGCAACACCTTCGCCTGAGCTTGTAAGGCTACGGCCGCCTTCGAAGCGTCGATCTTGATATCGAGCATCTGTTGAATCCCGGCGAGCCGTCCCTTGTTCGCTGCGAGCGAGTCGAGCAAGAGCGCGGCGACGCGCAAGTAAGATACCGGGCTTGACGGAAGATTGCGGCCGGCCGCGCCAGAATAGAACATCGAGCTTTGAAATTGGAGCTGTTGAGCAAGCGTCGCCAAGTTGATCTCTTCGTCTTGAAAGATCGGCTTGGCCGCGTTCGTATCGGCTACCAATAGCCGCGGCAGATCGATCGGCGGATTCGAGAACGGCGGGCTTGAAAGCGGACCATAAGTGAAGCTCATAAAAACTAAGAGCGCCGCGAGTCGCCCCTCCCAGAACAATCTCGCGGCGCGTCCTGGCATGTTTCTGCTAGCCTTTACGATCCGGTCCCGTTCGAAGCCACAGTCGAGCGACCGTCAATCTGAGTTCCGGCGAATACCGTGACGATCTTCGTGTCCGAGTCCATCGAATAGAAATCGCCCATCATGGCATCGACGCCGCCGCCCATCCGCTGCGTGTTCGGCAGCTTTTGGAATAGCTGCGGAGTTTCGTAGCCGTTCAAGAAACCAACTTCGACAGCAGGACGTTCTTGGACTTCTGGATCGACGACGAGCCCCCAAGTGGTCTTGCCCGAAGTCGTATTCACGATCGGCAAGTACGGATCAAGGACAGGATCAAGCCGCTGAATCATCCACGGCTTCACGTTCAGGAACTGAGTCGGGAACCCTTGCTGGTTCGTCACGCCGCCCATGTTCTGAACGTACACGTTGAAGGCGTTCATGATGTTGTTGGCGGTGCCTTCGAGTTGCGGAGGATAGAAGAACTTGATGCGGCCGGTGATCAGGATCGGGTCTCCGGTCGAGTCCAACATGCTCGACAAAACGTTGAGAGCATCGATCATCGCCTGCGTGCTCAGCGCCGGGTTGTTCGTCGTCGCGCCGTTCGCAACGTTGATGATGTTCTTGTAACCGACCGAGTACAGCGACGTGTTCAAGCCGTTCGACTGAACGAAGAGCCCGGTGATGTACTTGTTGATTCCGCGGTTTGCAGCGATCGCGAGACGGCGGCCGAGATCCTTGAAGATGCCCAGATCGTCATTGACGAACGCGCGCCAGTTTACGCTCGTCATAGCTTGCCAGAGGAACGGCTGATATTGAATCGGCGCGGTAGTCGTTGCCGGCGATCCGTCCTGGGGATTCGGACCGATGAGCGCGCGTTGCGGTATCGGTGCGGCCGGGTCCATCTTCGTCAGCGGAGTAACCGCTCCGTCGAGCAGGTAGCGCGAAACCAAACGGAAATCCCGCAGCGGGTGTCGCCTCACCAACGGAAGGTTGGCGATCGGGTACGCGTTGTAATAGCCGTAGTAGATCCGATCGAGCACGTCGACGAAGAGCGCCTGGTAGTCGGTGACTGACATCGTCTCGCGCAATCCGACCATCATCCCAGACGCTTGCTGGTAGAGACCGGGATAGAGCCGTCGAACTTCAGCGACCGCCCACGGATGTCGCGGCGTAATAGCTTCCTTCAGCAGAAATGGATCTTGCCGGCCGTTGAGGACGTCGGCGTAGAGACGCGCGGCTTCGTCAACGCGTCGTCGGTGGTGAGTGTCGGCGTTTCTGGTGGCGGCCGAGAAACCGTCGAGTGTTGCTTCTCGGTGCGCCCACTCTCCGAGTCCTTGCTCGTCGCCTTGGTATCGCGCGCTGGCGTTGAGTTCCGTAACTTCGAATGGTTTCATGTTGTCTCAGCTCTCCTAGCTCGCGGATAGAATGTTAACGTACGCGGCCGTGTCGGTCAGTCCGGCACCAACGGCGACGTA